TGATACAAAAGTAGCTTTTTCTAGCAATAATATTCCCTTTGCAACGGTCACACATAATGGTGTTGCAAAATGGTTAGGTAATGCAAATACAGCTACGAAATTAGAAACTGCCCGCACTATTAACGGTGTACCGTTCGACGGGACGCAGAACATCACGATAGAAGCTGGACAAGGTGAATTCTTGCCCCTGACAGGTGGCACGGTAACAGGACCGATTTACTTACCGTCTACCGCTCCTACTACCGACACGCAGGCGGTAACCAAAAAGTATGTTGATGATAGCGTGGCCGGGGCTGGTGGCGGCGACGTTACGGCCACAGGGGATAACTACTTTACAGGAAAGAACACATTTAATAGACCTATAACAGTGAGGGACGGCGAACTTGCTGGCATTGGTGGAACTATCACATTAGGCACGAAGCCTAATAGCGCAACAACGCAAGCAAAGATAAATTCTGCTGCCACCGGAGCAATGTATTATACAGCTACAGAAGGACTGGCACACTTTTTCAATGTTGGCACAGCAGAAGTTGCCACAATAGGCGGCACTGCAACGACGGCTACACTTGACTTTTTAGCTAATAGTATTCTAAAGTATAGCACTTCAAGTGGTTTAAGAGTAGGTGGCGGCGGTACAAGCCAAATCATAGGTTTTTACCCCGAGGCAGCCGATAACACGGCAGGTATGCGGCTTTCAAATCAAGCAGAAGCCATTAGCACTGACTACAGTATATTTTCTTTACAGAATAATTCTGCTATCAGCTATACGAAAAATGCAGCCTTGCAAGTTGGAAACTTTAAGATATTAGAAGTTGACAGAAATAACAATAATGTAACTATAAAGGCAGACAGTAATGGGCAGATACTATTCACGCCGAACAACCTAGCCAGCAACACAAGCAGCATTGATAGCAATGGTAACTTTTATATATCACAGGGCTTAACGGTTGGCTCAACGTTAAATACTGGCACGTCTAACGGCGTTATTCGAGCTGGGAACAATGAAAGCTGCCTTTACTTTACAGGTACTGCGGAAAATACTTACTACGCAACGCCGAATACTGGTAATACTATCAGTTATCAATCAGCGGCTAACATCTATTTGATTAACGCCGCAATAAATAACGCAACAAGTCTTACGATGGATTTTTCGGGGATGAACTTCAAGGCCACTGTAGGCAGCACGCCATACATGTGTAAAACTTTGACTTTCTGGATTCCAACTGGCGCAACTGCACCTACTGTTACATGGAAGTTCCCGAGCGGTGCAACGGTTTACTACCCGAAGGGCGTAGCTCCGGCATTGACGGGGAATGCCAGCAACATCATTAACGTGGTCGCTATCGTTGATGATACGGATAGCTTTAGTATCCAAGTCTGTGACGTGGTAGCGTTGCCATATAGCGGCTAAAAGGAGAGTGAGAATATGAAGTACACAAGAACAGTATACGTTTATAAGGGAGAGCAGTATAAAACTATCACCGAGATACGCCGTTTGCCGGACTTGATGAATACCTCTATCCCGAATAACCCGACGGATGAACAACTTGCAGCGCTGGGCGTAACGCGCGAGGAAGTAATGGTGTCACTGGCAGAAGCGAAAAGTATCAAGCTTAACGAGCTGTACGGGATTTATGAGCTCCTGCGTGATAAGCCAACGAAGTACAAGCAGGGCGACAGGACATTTTACTTCGACCGCACGGCCGCGGATATTAACAAATTCAATTCGGCCTATAGCGTAGCTCAAATAAAAGGAGAGCAGGGCTTTGGGGTCAAGGACGAAGAAGGTAACAGTGTATGGGTGATGTTGTCGAAGTCCGACTTTGAAAGCGTACTGCTTATTAGCAGCAACGAGCAGACGGAAGCATATAACACCTTCTATGCGCTGCGTAACAAGGTGGAAACGGCCGAAACGGTCAAAGACGTTATAGCGATTGTTTGGCCAAACATCTGGCCAGAAAGCAAATAAAGAAAAGGCCCCGAATTTCGGGGCCTTTTTTGCGCCTAATCGAAATAAAAGTGTTGACAATGTATATAGGGGGGTATATAATATAGGCATAGAACATAGAAAGGAGTGATTACGTGCAAGTAAAAAGCGATATAATTCAGGACGTTATAAACCGAGCTAAAACAGCAGTTAGAAACTTCGGGGAGAACGCACAAGTTGAGCTTCCGGCCGAACTGGTCAAAAACATCTGCCAGAACTTGAACGCCGAACGGTATCGACTGGCCAAGCTCAACAAGAAGTATTCAGCTTTAAAACAGCAAGTAAAAAGCGAGGTGAAAAAATGATAGGCAAGTATATCAATCAATTTATGGCCGACAACGAGTTGTTAGTCAACGAAGAATTTTTCATAAAAAACATGGATGGAAATAGGGTACTAATCGGCTGTGCTGACCGTTACAAGATAGAAGACATTGACGGCGGAATATTAACAGCCGTCGTAATGAACGAAAAAGATAAACCGCCTGCTATGCTTTTAGAATCTGCGCTTATCGACCTGTTAAGGGAAAACTACTTCATTGAAAAAAAGCCTTTTTATCCAGCTGTCGGAGAACGTTATTACTTCGTCAGCCCAACCGGTCGGATAGAAGAAAAAATTTTTAGTGGAACGGCGGAAGGCTTTTTGTTGTGCAAATACATCGGCGTTTACAAAACCGAACAAGCAGCGATTAAAAATGTTTCGCGTTGTCTGAAATTTTGGGAAGAAGTAAGAAGAAAATGAAGATTGAAGATATAAAACTTGAAACGTGTCCTTTCTGCGACGGTGAAGGGGAGCTTCTTCATAATAAGCTGGACGATGGCTATATTTATTCAGAAGCCGTACATGCTTTTGTGAAGTGCAAAGTCTGCGAAGCATGTGGACCTATGCCGGAAGTTGATTATAGCCATGCTACAAGCGGATATCCGGGGCGACTGAAAGCAATCAATAAAGCTATTGAGCTGGCCGTGAAGGGCTGGAATCGTAGAGATGGGAGAAAGGCGAATGGGTAAAGTATATACGTGTTTAACTCATCGGTGGATTGAACAGTTGATTAGAACCATTAACGAAACATATGACCTTAACAGATGGCGTATCGTAAATGTTTTTCACGATGGCCGTGACTATGTTGCCGTTCTCGAACGGGATAAATAAGGGGGAGATATAACGATGTCACCAGATGAAAGAATCAAGGAGCTAAAGAAGCAGGGCTATATCTCCGGCGTGATGGCCGGGAAAAGGATTTGGGAGCGTATGCAAGTTATTCCGGACTTATGCGCCTATAACTGGCACAAGCTTTATCAACACTTGATGGACAACGCTAAAAACTATGTGTTAGCCGAGCCAGTAGACGTATATGGTACTTTACGCTGGTACTACAATGAAAACGACCTGTTAAACTGGATTGCTACCAACCTTAATAACGGTTACTGGTTGAAACGTCATTTCTTAAAGAAAGAGACCGAGAAATGCTAAAAACGGGCGATATCATATATAAAGTTACATTAGAAGGGTATGACATCCCTTGTGTAGTGGTCAAAAAATATAAAGTTGGACAACACCTATCAAAAATAGATGGGACAGAGAGCGGCGGATATTTACTAAAACGTGCAGTTCGTGCGGACCAATATTTATTGAAAAATGCAGGCTTTTTGTTGCCGTAAAGGTCAGAGACGACGCTACGAATGAAGATATTGAGAAAGCAATAAATGTAGCTTATTTAGATGATGATTGTGAAGTCCTTGAACAACGTCTTCATGAAATTACTAATATAAAGGTGGAAGAAAAATGATTGACTATGAAAAACTGTTAGACGCTTTGCAAACTATTCAGAATGAATGTGCTAAATACAAATGCTGTACAGATTGCCCATTCTTCGTTCAGAGTGAAGATATCAACTGCGGCATTCTCTCTAGGAATCCTGTCAACTGGAAGTTGAATAAAGTCCACGTTATAAGGCTGATTAATCAGTCAACTACCGCCACTTATAGAAGTGGCGGCTTGTAAGTCGGGAACTGCATAGGTAGTAGCGACATCTAAAAGATGTCTCCCTAAATCCGCCTACATTATCGGGTGGTTGACGACACCCGCTTTACCAAGGAGATTTACTCCGAGGTAGTTGATATTCTTTCGTAACGAGGATTATTGTCCCCAGAAATCCACATCGTGCCGAGGAGCTGGATATTCATTGCACCGATACGGTCATCGTTGGACCTGTAACCGCACTGACAGCTATACAGATGCCTGTGATGGTCACGATTTTCTTTATGGATAGTACCGCATTTAGGACAACGCTGGGAAGTGTATCTTGCAGACACTTTCAGAACCTCGGAACGATTCTCGTGAGCCTTGTAAGTTAAGAACTGTTCCAACTGGTAAAAACTCCAGCTTCTCAGGTCATAATTCTGCTTTGCAATTCTGGAAAGGTTAGAATCCTCGAAGCTGACGCCGGTCAAATCCTCAAGTACAAACAGTGTATCTTTGCCGTATTTCTCAACGAGTGTCTTAGAAATCCGATGGTTTACATCAGACATCCAACGGTTCTCTCGCCCGGAAATGGCTTTTAGTCTACGCTTTGCAGATTTTGTACCTTTGGACTGAAGCTGCTTGCGTACTTCTTGGAATTTATGGCGTTTAGTGGCAATCTTTCTGCCAGAGACAAACTCAGTTTTACCTTGTTCATCGTAACTAACCGTAAGGAAACGAAGTCCACGGTCGATACCGACAACATGGCGAACGTTTTCCTTCTGAAAATCTTCAACAGCTTTGGTGATAGGAATATGGAGATACCACAAACCTTTGAGTTCAATCAGTTTAGCAGTACCAAGGTCATAGGAGCCATCAAGGTATTCAGCGAAATGCTCGCTTTCAAAGGTACATTTGGTTCTCTTGCCGAGTGTGTTGATGGACAGGACTTGCCCGTCATCCACGAAACTGTAGTCTCGGTTGCGGACTAAGTCAGCCTGCGGCCGGCGAAAGAATACGGGTTTCCAGAGCCATTCCAAATCCTTAGGGATGCGTTGCCAGTTACCATCCTCATCCTTGTATCTATAAGGCTTTCGGAATAACTGTTGCTTGACTGTCTTGTATCTGGCAATCGTCGTCTTGATAGAAGACTGGGTTAATTGAGACTTCAAGCCGAACAAGCCACGAAGGCTACTATACAGTTTCTTGTTGAGGCTTTGGTAAGTCAAGTCGAACTGATTGTCGAAGATGTATTGAGACACGAAGTTGCAAGCCTGACGGTATTGTTCCGTCATTTGACGGAACAATACTTCCTGTTCAGGAGTAACATGTATGCGAAGTTTTATCGTTTTGGTTAGGTCGGACATATTCTCACCTGCCTTTCTAAAGTGTATATTACTTCATCAAAATTATTATAGCACTATTTTTGCTGAAAATCTATTGTTTTTTATTGAAAGGAGGGAGCGGGCATTCCTCCCCGACCTAAGAGGTCAGGGTATCCTGCCCGCGATGAGATGAAGACTATCAGAACACAGCAGATAGTAAAGGCATTTATTCTTTTAAAAAGACGTAGAGTATCAACAGCAGATAGAGACTACATTGCTTTTAAACTGAAATCAATAACACTTGACAAACAATTTGAAAGGATGATGAAGAAATGGAAATCAAAATTAAACTACTACCGGGCGGAAAAATGCCAACTAAAACACATAGAACAGATGCTGCGTGGGATTGCTACGCGAGACATGACACCACTGTAGTTATAGACCATATTTTGAAATGAGTCATTTAAAAATCATAAAATGCGAAAACTGTGGATGTGATACTAAAATTTTTCACAGACAAAGGTTAAAAGCAAAACATAACTTCTGTTCTAAAAAATGCGCTGGAGAATGGACAAACAAGCAAAATCTGAATTGTACTTGCCCAATTTGTGGAAAGAAATTTCACGTAAAGCAAAGCAGACTTGCAAAAATGAAGCTGTTGGCGTGTTGCTCGCGAGAATGTAACAAAAAGTATCGCAGCTTATACATGACAGGAAAAGGCAATCATCAATATGGATTAAAAGGCAACAAAAATTCGTCTTTTAAAAACAAACCTTTGCCAAAGAAAAACGGCAGTCAGTGTGATATATGGGTATATTGCCCTGACAATCCGTATGCGAACAAGAGCGGTCGAGTCAGATTACATAGACGTATCGTTGAAATATATGCAGAACATTTTGAACGAAAGTTTTTTGATGAAGTAAACGGCAAACTTTATCTAAAAAAGCACCTATACGTCCACCATATCGACGGCAATCATAATAACAACGAGTTCACTAATTTACAAATTGTTACCCGCGCAGAACATAGGCGCCTTCATAATTTAATGAAGGCGCCGACAAGAGATATTCTTACGGGTCGCTTTATAAAAACAAAAGGAAGTGATAAAATGCAAATTAAATTCAAAAGAACACACCCGGACGCAAAAACGCCATACCACGGAACCAAAAGTGCCGCCGGGTATGATTTGTACGCTGTAAGCGTCGAAGAGTTACCACATAACGTTATCAAGTATCATACGGGCATAGCTGTAGAAATACCAGAAGGGTATGTTGGTTTAATTTTTCCTCGTAGCAGCATAATAAAACAAGGTTTATCTATGTCAAACGCTGTTGGCGTCATCGACTCTGATTTTAGGAACGAAATGTCAGCCGTATTTTATAAAAACTCTGACAGCGAGGTATACAAGCCGGGCGACCGAGTTTGTCAGCTGGTTATCATGCCTATTCCTGCTATCGAGTTTATAGAAGTGGACGAGCTTTCAGAGACCGACAGGGGAGCTGGCGGCTTCGGAAGTACCGGAGTGAGGTAAGTATGACTAATTTGGACAAAATGCGTACAATGTCCCCGGAAGAGCTGGGGACATTTTTGTCAAACCTAGTAACTATAGAGGATTGTTTTGAATGCCCTATACGCGATGTTTGCAATGAATGTATGGTAAACCCCAACAACGAGGCATTTCACACATGCGAACTGTCGTTTTATCACTGGCTGCAACGGGAGTATAAGCCGGGATACTTTGAAAACCAATAGGAGAGTAGCGCCATGATTACCGCAGAAAGCAAAGCAAAGTTATTTGAAAAAACCTACGACGCCTATTTGTTAGCGCAATCTGTGACGCGCGTCTATGGCGTTGAAAGCCCCCCCGGTCAAAGCGCAATGAAAAAGCTGCGCACAGAGATGAAAGCCTGTAGTGACAGGGACTTGCTGGAAGAATACTTAGACTATCAGGACCGGGAGAATAAGCGGATAGAATCTATCTGGGGAGAGTGGTAAGCTTGCGTAACTATGATTACAAAGAACAGATACAACGCCGGAAAGAGCTTCAAAAAATGGACTTTATATCTGGCGTACAGGCTGGGCGATTGATTAGGCACTTTCTTAATACGTTCGAGCCTGATATAACCGTAAAACGCTTTAGAAAGCGCTATAAGGAACTGCAAAAAGACCTTCGGGAAGATGTGCCGCACAAGGTACTATATAGCAGCAGGGGTACACGGTATTACTGGTTGCAGGAAAACGTGCTATCCTTTCTGCGTAATCGAATTAATATAAAGGCAGAAGTCAAATGAAAACGGCATAAATAAAACCCCTCGAATTTGAGGGGTTTTATTATTTCTTCCGGGCCAGCGGCCGACCTATACCCGGTTGGCGGCAGTCATTACAGTATGTATACATTCGCTTCCCGTCCGGTCCTTGGCGGTGATTAGAAACCGACCAGCCAGAATCACGGGCAAAGGTTATCAGTTTTCCCATAGTAGTAAATTTCGTTTTTAATAATTTACCGCAGTTTTCACAGACACAACCTGCTATAAACACTTAAATCACTCCTTATTTATTCGATAATGCTTTATTGCGGCAAGACATGCAAAGTGCCTTACCTGTCTTTTCTACTGATATCCTGCGCACAGTTTGCGATATCTCAACGCCACAATTTAAGCACATATACGGACTAGGCGCGCTTCTGACATTTACAGCGCCAGAATTGCCGCCAGAAGGTTGCGAAACGTTCCGCGCTTGTGATTGCCCTTGCGGGGACGGTTGGACGCCTCTAGGGACAGCCTGTGCGTTCTGTGCAGGTTTTTGAGTATATTGTACAGGTACTTGTGCCGCTTCCGGGTGCTGCTGGAGATAAGACGCTTTTAAACTGGCCGGATAGAAGAAACGGCCGTAGCCGTTGGCGTCCAAAATAACCAGTTCTGTAATCTCTCTATCATCGTTATAGGCGATATGCCCAACGTGGAAGCTTACCCCAAAAGCGATTTTGATTTTTTTACCGTCTATAGACGCTTCGTTCTTGGCCAAGTTAAATGTGATATTCGGCGCTGTATAAAGTTCGCGACCAGAACCCCAATTTACAGCGGCCCTTTTAAAGCAGTCAGATGCACGGCCTTTTTCTGCCTGATAGTTGGACGCTACACCTACGTCTTCTTTGCAGACCCAACATTTTTTGTCGTGGTCCCATACCTCAATCGAACAGAAAAGCTCGTTGTTTATCAGCGTGTGTTTGCGCTGCCAGTTCATCGGCCCGAACATTGCGTCAAGGTACTTCATATCAACACGGGCGTTTTTATAAAGCAGCAGCCGACATTTGACGTATGAGCTGTTGTTATAGTTCATCTCCCGCAAGTCGTCGATACGTACATCTATATCGCTGGCTTTCAACAGCGGGAACTTGATTTCATCAGTCATAACAATCACCTACCCTTTATTTGATATTTTAAGTTCGATACCGTGATGATAGTAAGCCTCTTTAATCGCCATTGCGTAAACGTCTGGCGGTGGGGAATCCTGCCCCGCTATGCCGTATTCTTCACACAGCTGACGGAATGTGCAGCCTATCTTTTCATTCATCACAAGCGCAACAAACTTTTGGAGCGAGTTTACAACGTAGACTTCATTAGGTCCGTAAGGCTTTTTGTTTTTGTCCATGTGTCGAAGACATACTAACATCAGAACACCCCCAACACTAGAATCAATACAAACAGCCAGAATTCAGGTTCATATACACGCCTTGGATTTAATATGAAAAGCACTACATCGGCCAAAGCGTCAATCACACGCCAGAACGGCCGAGCGATAAAACTATCATAGGCCACGCACAACAAGCCTATCCATATCCATTTTTTACTTACTTTATTCAAATTATTCACCTGCCTTTGATATGATTATACAACTTTAGTACCAAATAATCAAGAGGGGGTATAAAATAAATTTTAAAATATAACCCCGACCGACAAGCAGCCGAGGTCATACCGGAGGAAGAATGAAAAAATGAAGGGAGAGAGGCAGACAAGTTAGCTACCGTTATTAATATAACACATAAAAAGAAAAGCGCCATTCTCCGAGTACGAACCAGAGATGGCGCTTTCCCCGTCTGGAACACCGCTTTATACTACCCTTGTTCTGGGTCCCTGTATCAAAGCGCAGACTAATTGAAGAACGATATATTTATTAGGAGTTGCACAAGTAAAGTTTAAACCCAAACCGGGACTGTGTCAACATAATTTTTTCGTACATGAGAAAAGCAGCGAAAAAACGCGAAAAACGGAGTAAAACAGAGATTAGCGGAGATTTCGGGAGCTGGGGGGGAAGAGATGCGCTAAAATTTAAGATTGACGCTTCCGGCGGCAGCGACTATAATCAAAGAAGGCAAAAAAAATAGAAGCCGTTTTAAAATGCTCGCTAGACATTTAAAACTTCAAACCGCCGGTTTTGACTTCAAACTGTCAAACTGCATGAACTAGATTTTAAAAAATCTAAGTCATGTGGTCAGCTTTAGCTTTGCCTAAAACAAGGTAGGTTTTGACTTCTGTAACTATTCTATCAATACCAACATATATTGTCAACATTCATCTAAAAGAAAATGGCGACTTTATCTAAAACTAAATAACAGAAACCGCTTTAACAGCGACTAGGCGAACACAGACCTAGTATAAAAAACTGTTGGTCCTGCAACGTGCCGAGTATATAAAATCGTTGCCCCGCATGTATGAGCGCAGATATAAGTACATGTGCTGTATAGGTTATGATAAAGGGCCTATACAGGCGAGACGGCAAAGGCCTATCGTGGTACCGTGTGCAGCGGTTAGGGAGCCATACCCTATAAATTGCACGGCTGGCGGCTACGGGTGCAAAAGCACGGGGGGAAAGCATGGAGCTAGGACGTAGAGAAGTGATGATATGCAGTATTTGCCAAGACCTATACAGCGACGGCGGGGACTACCTAGCCTATACTTATAGAAAACCTCTTATCTTACGCGATTAAGACATATATACATTTGTCTTTTTCGTGGTAAGGGGTATCTCTGCCTGCCAGCTCAAACAGGGACATCAAAAACCATTAAAGCCTGTGGACAAATGCACTATAGTGTATTAATATATATTTATGTAGATACACGCGAGGAGAGTGCAAAAGATGAGTCAAGACAGAAGATATGAAGATACTTTCAAAGTCCTGCCCAAGTGGATAGGAGGTAGAAAGTTACTACTAAAGAAGCTGGAAGCAGCTACACCGCTTAATCGGTTTATAATTAAGAAGATTTACAGCGAATACAGCAAGAAAGGTATTTGGCCTGCTGAACTTGCACGACGTTCGGGTGTAAGATATGGCACACTGTCCAAGTTTGAAGTAGGCAGAACGGAAACTTTATCAATGAAAAATATCGCTAAAGTTGCTAACGGCTTGGGAATGACTGTTTCAGAGTTTTTCGAGGGACTGGAAGACGAGCCGGGATATAGTGAATATATCGACAGGGAGAAAAATTTAAAACAAAAGTGTTGACAATGTACGCAGGGGGGTATATAATATAGGCAAAGAAAGGGGGAACAATAGACGAGCCCGAATAAAAGAATAATAATACAGAAGGTACGAAAAATATTAAGCTGTGATATAGCGGCTGCTATATTTATCCTGTATGGAATATGGCTTGTATATTTATTAGTAAGGTGGATTGAATGAAGAAAAAAGAGATGTTTTTGTTAGCTTGTCTGGCTATCGTCATGCTGGCAGCAGCCGCAGCTGTTATCTCCTTTGGGTGGAGCTACGGCGGGGCATTGGCAGAAGCCATTGTTGAGCGCGATATATGGCGTTCAGGTATGATTGTGAGGTGATGTAAAGTTGCCAATGATAAAACAGTATGACTACGTAAACGCTTACTGCGTGAGCGTGGCCAACCGTGAAGACCTAGAAAGTGTAGTAACATTCGCTTACAACTATAGTGAAGCCAGAGCATTAGCGAAAAAGTTTTTTAAAGAGCGTGACAAAAGTGTAGGATATTCGCTTCTACGAGCGCAAAAAATAATCGGTGACGTTCCGAAAGACCTCAACGGCAAGTTGTGCGCCAGTAAGACAGATGAAGGATATTCGCTTTTAGAAAAAAACGGTTACGCTTTTGAGTGATTAGTTAGGGGGTCAGGGAATGAAGGTATTGGATAATTTAAGAGAGACATTGGGCTATGGTGGCGTTAAACTTCCAACGCTCAAGGAAGTAAAGCCGCAACATCCGCTTGGCAAGTTTAGCGACTATGAAGACGCTTTAGACGAACTTTGCGTAAATGCTTTGGCAAAGCTTACGCCGGAGCAGCGGGAAATCATCTTCCGGCGTTGCAGCCGTAATATTAGAAGCTGGGAAAAGATGAAACACTTACATGCTTTTTTCGGAGTTGGCGGCTTTCACAGGTTTTACATTAAAGACTATGTTGGCGGCGCTGCAATGCTGCTTACCGGTGGCGGCTTATTAATCTGGTGGATAATTGACAGGTTTAAGATGAAAAAGAAACTCCAAGAATACAATTCAGACATTGTTATTCAAGCGTTGGACGACAAAGGTTATATCTAAAAATTGAAAGAGGTGTAGGCTTGTGATTATTACAAGAGAAAATATCAAGGAAGAAGCTTCAAATTTAAACGATGAAATTTTAAATTTAGAGAAAAAATATGGGGTCAACATTATTGCACTGGCACAAGTTGAAAGTTTGGACACAGAAGAAGCAAGTAACTATTTAGTCATGGCTAACCGGGTAAGTCTCAACAGGTGTGTTAATAGCGTTGTTCAATTAGTGTGTTCGGCACAGGAAGGCTTTGGCATTAAACCAGAGATGTTTTTTGCAGAAGCAATCAAAAGAACAGTAGGTAATGAAAGGGTTTTTTATGATGCAGATGAAGAAGTCCCCCCCGAAAATGCGGGTGAGACTTTTAAGAAAATGTTGATAAAAGAGGTCGTAGAAAATGAGCATTGACGAGGCCAGACGGGAAGCGATAATCAATAAGCTTAAAGAGCTTGAAGAATTTTTAGAACCAGAAGGCGCGCATTTTGTTCTACATCTCTTTACTAGCAGAGACGTTACAGAAGAAAGCTACAGCCTGTATAACAACTGTAGCTTGAAAATTCTGGCCATGTCTCAAGCGAGAATTGAAAACTATATCGAACAGCTTGGCAAGATATCGCTAAAACACCATAAAGAAAACGTGGAGCTTATGAAGCTTGTGGATAAATTAATCGAAAGCATACAATCTGGCAAAGAACTGTCCACAGAGCTAGAGGGCGACATGGTAGAACTATTGAAGGCTTTAAAAGCCGAACGAAACGACGCAGGCAGCAAGAAAAATTTATATAACTAATTAGGGAAGTGTATAGCAGGCCGCACAAGCGGCCTGCCTTGCTGCAAGAAAGGGGAATAAAAATGACTACTACCAACAGGACCAGCAGAACCAGAAGAAAGAGAAACACCGGAACATTAAATGTCAAGATAAACGCCTGCCAAGAGTGCGGGAACAAAAAGCCCCGGCTTAAAGTTGACAAGAAATTTTTCATCCAGTGTGAAAGCTGTGGCAAGGTTTTATATGGCAGCGTACAAGATGGCATATTGGAGCTTGTTAAAAAGTGGAATGCGAGAAATAGCGGGAAATGATTAATGTCAGGAAGGTTAAGGCAGCAGGTTTATGTGATTGCTGTGATAAGAAAAAGGCAGCATATGAAGTGTATTGCCGCATATCTTTAGGAAGTTTTTTTATCCCAAGCAGCTACAAAAATAGTCAGATATACCTATGTGAACCATGCCTAAAAAAGCTTTCAGAAAAAATCGCTAAACAGCTACAGAATGAAGGTGATTGAGTGTTTAATGAAGAAAGAATGGTTGCAGACGGTACTATATTATTTGCCGTTTACGACGAGGACGACCCGGAGAAAAAGCCCATATTAAAGCTGGATAGTAAGAAGACAGCTAAGGTTATAACAGCGTTACTTAACGCCGATAGGGAACAGAAAAGCAAATTCTCGCTGGCGTGTATGGATGCTGCCAAGAGACTTGGTTGTTGTCCAGCCTGTGAAAGCTCTAACGTTGAATCAGTTATGCTTCTGTGTTATCCACCTATTATTGATTTAAGGTGTAAAAAATGCGGGTGGCGGTCAAGGTAATTTGCAAATTGCATTTTTTGCAAATTGCAATTTCTGTCGCTAGTCCTCTGCGAATTGTTTTTGCACAGCTCCCTACGATATAATAAATAAAAAGAATCGTAGGGGGCTTTAACATGGCTGAAACGTGGAATAATATAAGATATGTTCTAGACAGATTTTTTAAGGTCGATATATGGGCATATGCCGTAGTGATATGGACTTTGGGCAACGAGATTTTCGGGCCGAATTTTTGGGGCGTCGTTATATTAGCGCAGCTGATGATAGTCTTTGATACCATACTTAAATGGGTGTACTTGAGTAAAAAGTATATCCATGACACGTATCAGCCGAACGACCCGCTAGAAAACATCAGCCTGCGAAAAGCGATTTGTTATTTTTTCAAAAGCGAAACATGGCAGAAAGGCTACCTAGAAAGCCGGGGCTTTAGCCGCATACTTGAAAAAATGCTGCTTTACAATGCAACAATCATAGTAGCCTTTTATGCCGCCAAAGTCATACCGCCCATACATGAATTGGGTATAAATCTAGTCGCTTCCGACATTCTGCCGGGCAGCGTGTCGATGGTTATTTTTATGGTCGAAATGACCAGTATCAACGAGAATCTAGTTGAGCTGGGCTATAGTAGCATAGCTAACGCAGTCAAGCGTGTGCTTGACTACATGTTGGATAGAGAGTTTCCAAAAAGGGGGAATTGATATGCAGATAAGCCATGAAGATTGCAAGCTGGTAACGCTGACAGACATTGCAGCAGAAGCTAGAGCGTGTTCAGCGCATACCATAACTGGACACTGGACAGCTGGCAGATACAAACAGTATTTCAATGATTATCACCTACTGATAAATGACGACGGCGAAATATTAATGCCGAATGGCGTTACATTAGATAGCGTACTTGCGCATACCTACGGCCGCAACACCGGAAACATAGGGGTATCAATGTGCTGCTGTCTGGACGCTATCATTTACCGGGACGGCAGCGTCAATTTTGGCAGTGTGCCGCCAACGTTCGCACAGATTGACGCCATGGCAAAAATCGTTGCCGTTATTACCAAATGCGCGCCAAAAATGGCCCCATTCGGCGTGACTGCGAACACCTTCCGGACGCATAGCGAATGGGCCGAAATGGACGGATACGGCCTGTATAGCGGCGACGCTGATATGCGCTGGGACCTGATAAAGCTGGAAGACCTTGGGGCGGACGAATACACGAAGCCCGGCGGCGACGTTATCCGCGGCAAAGCTATCTGGCATACCTTCAATAACTCCGACGTCTATAACCTCTTGCAACCGTGATGAAGAAGAAGGGTGTGTATAACTTGTGGATAGTGTGGATAAAAAAGGCTTTAAGGACTATCTGTATTCTGCTTTGCCTTATCTGCTCACTGCCGCAGTCGGCTTCTGCGTCGGCGCCTACGTCACCGGATGGCGGACGGGTGATAACGATAACGCAGGAAGAATTGACGAGCTTACAGCAGATATTCAGCGAATTGAGCAGCAGCAATCAGCTATCGCAGAAACGTTACAGCGAGCTGTTGGCGCTATCGAACGAGCTGAACAGCATAGTGCAAGCATTGCAGAAGGAATCAGCGAGCTTAAAGACCGAGCTGGAAACATCCAAGCAGGAGCAGCAGAAGGCGTTGGAGCAGCAGAAAGAGACGGCAAGCTTATTGAACAAGGCCAACGAATCATTGCAGAAGTACAACGCCGAAATGAAGAAGCAGCAGCGGCGGCTAAAAGCTGAAAGAAATATTGCTATTGGCGTGGCCACGGCGGCCGTTATCATGGCGGCCTGTAAATAAAATCAAAAGGGAGAATGAAAAAACATGAAAGCATTATCTGTAGAGAACTACCAGACTACCCAAAAAGAAAGCCTGAAAGCTCAAAGCTTGGCTGAATGGTCCGTAAATGCCTGCATGAATTCGGCGGTAACTATCCTTACCAAACCCGACCGGATAACGGCAGAGGAATTAATCAAAGCGCGTGATATGCTGGACAAAGCTATCTTGGCAGCCGTAGAACGTGACGCACTGGCCAAAGTCAATTATAAAATCGCTACCATGATTGTAGATATGCCAGATGAACAGGCTCCAGAACAAGCAGCCGAAATATCTGTTGGCCCGGAATGTGTAGAAGAAGCAGGAGAAGAACCCGTAAAAGAGTGCGAATAATCTAAAGCCCCGGACTTCCGGGGCTTTTTTATGTAAAGTCGAAATAAAACTGTTGACAATATACAGAGGGGGGTGTATAATAAAAGCATAGAAAGGGTGTGAGCTATGGCAAGAAAAACAACAGTATATTTCTACGAAGGGGGCAAAAAGCGAATTATGACAAACGTGTATAAGAAAGAGTTTTACGTTGGCGGCGAAAAGGTCAAAGTTGGCATTTTAAGCACCAATCCAGATGAAACATGGCTTATTAATGAGCTGGATAACATTTTGTGTGAAAAATGCCAGAATATCGACGGTCAACTGATATTGAATAATGAGTTCTTTTCTTTGGCGGTCCGCAAAGTCAGGGAGATTTTAAACTACCAGAACGAAAAAGCAGATAACGAAGAAAACCCGGTGTATTACAAATTTTACAGAGACGGGTACAATGGTGCGATATGGATGGTGTGACAACAGTTATAGTATCTGTGATATTCTCCGCACTGGCGGCACTCGTCACGTGCGTATTGCTGGCAAGATTTGATGTCAACGGTCGCATGGCCACCGCAAAAAACGGCGGCCAGCAATCTAAAGCCGTCGGGCAGAAGCGGGAACGCTATATATTATACATTCCCCGCAAAGGATACTTTTGTTTCATCGAAGAAGATAACCGCCCGACGTTCGCCTTGTCGCGCCGCGACGGCATGATAGAACATTTTGAAAGCATGAAAGAAGCAATGCTGATTGTCAACAGGCTTAAAGCGAAACGATATCAGATTTTAGACGTCAAAGGTAACGTGGTAAAGAAAGGTGGATAACATGGCGGCAGAACCTTTTATCTTATGGGGCGTATCTATAACCGTAAGCATAGCCGCTGCTGTGCTTTACTATAAAGTCAGGGGGCGTTAAAATGCTTACGTTTCTTACAGAAAGGCATATCTGCGTTTATAAGCGCGATATAGATAATGCCTTGGGAAAGTACAGAAAATATATGGTAGGCGAACCGGAGCTGATGAACGGCGCCATAAATGAATTTGTAAATGCACGTTTTTTTATACAGGCATTCCTTGACCTTGGCGAAATTATGGCGGTAGTTTACTATAGGCCTATCGAGCGTTTTAGCCCGTGGACGCCGTGGGACGTCACTGTGTGGGATAAGAATATGAAAATTGTTGCCGGGGTAAGCTGCCTTCCTGCCGCCGCAGAAGTAGAGCGGGTTTTAACGGACGCCATAAAAAAATACGGAAGAAGGGTAAACTATGGAGATAAGCGAAAAAGACATTGAGTATTTAAAATACATGGAGCGGACAGATTTGTTTTACCGCGCCATGCCCAAAGATATAACGGACGAGAAAACACTCATTTATGGCCAGCTGGTACAGTTTGGCAAAAAACTGTATATTGTAAACTACGAAAACTGGAAAAAGCGGGGAGCGATACCCTTCGGCAGTCCGACCGGGGCAATGGGTATATACTTCGGCGAGTATGTCATAGAAGTAGACCCGCTGACAGTCCAAAGATATACAGGCGTCTATGCAAAGAACTTAAATTCTGCGCGCATTCCGCTGTTTGTCGGAGACTATATAACCCAAAATATCGAAGGGGAAACATGCTTGTTTCGCATTGAGCTAGATTTATTTGAAGGCGTTTTCAAAGCGGCGGCAAAAGTGCGTCTGCCGCTCCCGCGCAAAGAAATCGAAGATGTACTAATCATCGGTAACTACTGGGACGACTATGATAAATGGGAGCGTAGGCTATGGACAGGCGCAAAATGATATATGCTGAATTAAACGGCATTCGTGACGGCAAGAGCTACGGCGTATTTTACAGGTATCTACACAGGCGACTGTGGAACTGGCTCGCCGACACGCACGGACGGAAGTATAAAAGGGACTGGCCAGAATGGGCGATTAATGGCGGCATAGTACCGATGGCTGAAAGTTACTGCTTTGCCTGTGCTGCCACGGATTCATGCAGTAATTGCCCGATTGATTGGAATTATAGGGATGTAGAAGCCATGCTTACGGATATGCCATATTGCTATAAAAAACCTAAATTTAGTTTTAACACTTGTGGCGCATGGATTGCGGCTTATACATATACTGCTGGGATATATGACCTTAAGCCCGGCTACAGCGAACGTATCGCCAGAGCTATAGCCGAAGCACCGATAAAAACCAGCTATCGCGGGCGCATACTCGAATACGATAGCGACTTCTGTCATTGAAAGGAACGTTATAAATTGCGGAATTGTTTAGACTGTTTTAGATTACATAGACATGAAGGAGTAGTTTTCTGCCCGTTTTTGGGCCTGTCAGAGTGCATTTTTGGGGCGCACTACATCCCGGCAGATTGCATAAAGCCAAAGCAGGCAGCGGCGGCAGCCCCCCCGCCAACAATACAGACGTGCTCGGTTGTTGAGCAGGACAATGAAAGAAATTACAACGAGTTCAGGGAGCTTGAAAAAAATCCGGAGTATAAGCCGTTTAAAATGCGTACTATATACCCTTGGCGGGAACTGCACGACGAAATATTTAATCTTATTCGGGCAGGCATGATTTATAAAGATGTTGCCGCCAAAGTGGGAGTACCGCCAGAGAGCCTGAATGGCTACGTTTCCCGGTATAAAGTAAGAAGCTGATAGAAAAAGCACTGTGAGGATTTCTCACAGTGCTTTTGTTTCACGTGAAACATTGCCCGTCAGTCGAGCACGTTTTTATGTCGCTTGAACTTGTTGTACACGTCCCATATGATACTATCTTCGTCATTTTCGACGACTGAAAGAACGAGAACAGAAAACGGATTATCGTTTGTATAGCGCTTATGAATAGTAGTAGTGATGATTTGGCTATCGTTAACGAACGCTACGCCTTCTGCGCTATCTGTGATAGCCTTGTACAGGTTATCGTTGTCAGGTTTAACTATGGGGTAAGCTGCGCGCTGGTCGACCAGCTCCCGAAACTTTTTTGTTCTGGACGCAGGCACGGACAGGAAGCAATATAAATCAGCCCGAAGCGGCGTTTTCTCCTTGAAGAAACCTGCCTTGCTACATTCTTCCTGAATGCGCAGGGTGCAATATTGGCGGTAGGCCTGCATTTTATTGCTGTAGCGGCCAATGCGGCGGCCGCCGTTAGTCCAAAACTGCGCCGCCCTTTCTTGCGGTATGGCGTTGCCGCCGAGAACGATATAAACACAATCGGAATTTTTTAGTTGTTTCATTTGTGGAAACCTTCTTTTTTTAGTATTCTTCTTCCAGTTCTTTTAGAGCCTGCGGATTAAGCTGGATTTCTTTTTCTAGTAAGTGGTCAACGGTTACGTTAAATACTCTGGCCAGAAGCATAATATAATAGACGTTGGTTTTTAAAAGTGACCTTTCCCCGCGTTCGTAGCGATCAAGTGTCGTGGGACTGATACCGGTCAAGTCATTTAGTTCCGTGCGGCTATAGCCGTATAACTCCCGGTAAAAGGCTATAACGCTGCGGCACTTGGTCAGGCGTTTCGGCTCAATGGTGATATCATATTCCCGCAGCATTTCGGGGATATCGTCGACATTGTTGTCCGTGACAGTCAGTGTGCAGTTTTGGCGGTTGGTAATAGTCACCAGAACGTTATAGCTGTTGTTTGATACGTTCAGGCGGTTAGAATGGGGGATAAATGTAAGCTGCTCGTTGATACGGTTCATCAGGCGCGGTATGGGCATATAAAGAGTATCAACTAATGAGTGCGTAAATTCACTTGCTTCGGCAAAGTCCTTGCAGGTGTAGAGCTTGTATACCATACTTCCGTCAGGACGATTAGTAACGACGACGCTACATCTTGACCCAACATTCAGCAGGTAAGCCCTACAGGGCGGGAAATCCGCCTTTCTGACGCCTTTTATAACGTCGGCGCAGGTGTTATAGCCTATGCAAGCTGAAAAGTCTGACATGGCGGCTAATTGGTCCGCTATAGTCTGGCTATCGGATAGACCGAGCAGGTCGCGCAATTCTCCCGGCTCATATGTTTTACAGTTCATTTTTATCCCCCCCGGTGCTATCTTCTTCAAGGCCCTTGAACGGATTGAACGAAAAAGCTATCTGGCAGCGGTTTACCTGCGTATAATCGTCGAGAAACTTCATTTTCCAGCCGAGGTACAGGCGGACCCGGAACCAAGGGCAGTATTGCTTGCAGTAGTAGAAGGACCACGGGGCGAGAAAGCCGGGAACATAGCTAAACCATTGTTCGTTGTTAAGTTCCTTGATTTTCCGCAATACTTTGACCTTTGAAAAGTCTACCGCCCGGCCGGTGACATAGTAGCCAAAACCGTAGGCGTTGTTGCGCATAAGCCACAGCAGGCGGCAGAAATAACGCTGCACGCGTTCTTTTGTGGTGAAGTCGTTATACCAGAGCTGTACGAAGCCGGGACGCATATAGCCGTCGCCTTTCATTTCGTAATGATAAATATAGTGATTGTCGAAGTCATAGCGCAGGAACTTCGGGACGACTTCGAGCACCTGCCAGCGGATATCAAGGGGATTATCGTAGGTTTGCCACAGCTTGAATACTTTAGGCAGCTGCCCTTTTTCATCAGCAAAAATGACGACAAACCAGTTAGTTAAATAACATAGCACGGTAAAAATCAGGTCAAGGCACACATACAAAAGCCAACTCATTACAAACACCGCCTTCTAAAAGTTATATAACAACATTATAACATGTATAGTTAGAATATTCATAATATCTACTCTTGTGTTATAATAGACTAAATAGACAGATGTTTCACGTGAAACAATAAAGTGGGGTGAAGATGTTGAGAAAGAAAAAGGAAGCGCAGCAGATAACGCCGGAAGCAATAGCGGCCGAGCTGGAAAAAGTAAACCTTGACGCTTCGACTCCGGAAGAAGAAAACAACTTCTGGGAAAAATATGAGGAGCAGCAAGAAAAGATAGAAAAGCAGCATAGGGGGCGCGTACGTGTCTCCCAAGAGGATACCAAAAAAGGCGGCTCACCTAAAGAGGATATAGCGACGGTAACCAAAATCAGACCGGGGTACGTGCGCGTAGCGTCCGACCAAGAAAAGAAATTCTGCCGTGAGTACATGAAGACCTTCAATGCGAAAAAAAGCGCGCTGGCGGCAGGCTATGGCGACACATACGCGGCTAAACGGGCGTATATGATACTGCGGCGCCCGTGGGTACAGACGTATCTTAATGAGCTTCGCGAAAAAATCGAAACGGAAGAAATCGCCGATGCAAACGAGACCTTGTTAAATCTTACCAGACAAATGCGCGGCGAGCTTGTCGAGACTATCGAGACACTAAACTATGCCGCCAGAGGTCAAGGACCAGATAAAGAATACGTTTTAATAGGTAAGACCGTGCAGCGCCTTAGCTTGCACAGAGCAGGCACGGAAGGAATGGCCAGATATCATAAGCTGTTTAATGAAAAGGCTGTGAACGTCAATATCACGCCGCAGATAGTCGTTGATATTCCGGGGGCGCTTCCGGCGGCAGAGAGCGTACCTATCCAGCCGACCATGAGCGAGGAAGAAATGGAGCGCAGAGCTGCGGAACTGGCAGAGCAAATGGGAGTGACGGGAGAAGATGAATTATCAGAACCAGAACCAGACACCGGAGACAAGGCTTAAACAGATAAAGCTGACTGACTGTATAGGTCCTGCATTTTATGGCCTGTACCACGCAGTAATGCAGCACGCATATACATATTACTGGCTATGCGGCGGCCGTGGCAGTTTCAAGTCGTCGTTTACCGCCATAGTGGCAATACTGCTGCTCATAAATAATCCTGCGGCGCATGTAGCTGTTATCCGGAAAAGAGATAACACGCTTAGAAAAACGGTCTATGAACAAATGCTATGGGCTATAGAAAAGCTGGGACTTACTGAATTTTTCATCGCCAGACTGTCGCCGCTTGAAATCATCTATAAGCCCACTGGCCAGAAGATTAACTTTTTCGGACTTAGCGACAGCAACACCTTGAAGTCGATTAAGGTATCCAATGGCTACTATTCCGTACTGTGGTTTGAAGAACTGGCAGAATATGACGGCATAGAAGAAGTAGACAACGCCCGTTTATCGTTCATGCGTGGCGGAGATAAATTCTGGGTGTTCTATACCTACAACCCGCCGCAGTCGTTAAGTAGCTGGGTAAACGTCGAGACGCAGAAAAAGACCCCTGAAAAGATAGTACACAAGAGTAACTACCTGTATGGCCCGGCCGAATGGGTAGGCCCCATGATTGTAACAGAAGCCGAAACGCTGCGTAAGTTTTCACCCCGCAGGTGGCGGCATGTGTTTTTAGGCGACGTTACCGGCACTGGCGGCGAGGTATTTAACAACTTGGTCCTGCGCGAGATAACGGACGAAGAAATAAAGACTTTTGGCAACATCAAACGCGGCCTTGATTTTGGTTTTGCTAATGACCCGCTGGCGTATATGACCGGCAACCTAGACGCAGCACGGCGAACGTTATACATATACAACGAATATTATCAGGTGCAGTGTCCGCTGTGGACGCTTGCAGACCACATAAGAGAAGAAAACCCGGGAAATGAGCTTATAATATCAGATGTAGAGCCCCGAAGCGTGCACACGCTTAGAAGCTATGGTATAAATGTGAGACCGGCCAAAAAGGGACCCGGAAGCCGTGAGGCTGGATACGACTATTTAAGCAAAGAGCTACTGCGAATAGTCATAGACCCTAACCGCTGCCCGAATGCTGCCCGTGAGTTTGCTAACTACGAACTAAAAAAAGACAAAAACGGGAACTTTATAGCGACGTATCCCGACGGCAACGACCACACTATAGACGCTGTAAACTACTTATGCCAGAACAAGGGCGCTTTGCGAATTTCATAATCAGGGGGTATTACAAAGTGAAAAAGAAGCAGTTTAAACCGCTTAATATCCGCAGTACGGAGCTTTTAAACAGAAGTAGGGTAATAAGTCCTATGTCTGTAAATGAGACGCACAGAAAGGCGCTGAACGTCATTAATAGCGGTAACAACAATAACATCTTTATTGAACCGCGACTGGAAGACGTACAGACCATGTTCGGTATCCCGGAGACTATGGGGAATCCGGACGCAAACGCACAAGCCGCCAACGATGAAGCTATTAGCGCCTGCCACAGCTTGATACTTCACACCATGCGGGTGTTGGGTGATAACGTCTATCCGCAGTTTCTTGGCTATGGCTATTTAACGGCGCTGACCCAGAACCCACTTATTCGGACAGGCGTAGAAATGATAGCTTCTGAAATGACCGAAAAAGGCTGGAAACTCACCACAGAAAAAGAAGAAAGCCGGGAGAAGATTAAATTTCTTGAATCGGAATTAAACCGCCTGAACGTCAAAGATATGTTTTATAAAGCTATCTGTAACAATGGCTATATGGGCGGCTGCCTTGTAGGAATGGACTACGAAGGGGAAAGACCAGAAGACTTAGTAAACGCGATACCGCTTACCGCCGATGGCCTTCTAGGTAAGAAAATCAAAGGCCTGCGCCTGCTGGAAGCCTTCAATATCTCGCCGGGGGAATATGATTCTACTAACCCAATGAGCCAGAATTACTACAATCCGCAGACATGGTTTGTCATGGGCGTACCTATTCACCGCAGCAGGGTATTATACTTTTCGCAAAACGAGCTGCCTACGCTGCTGAAACCTGCTTATAACTTTTTCGGTATTCCACTTGCGCAAACCGTCTTAGACGTAGTTTCTCACTTTACCGAGTGCCGGGAAGCAGAAGCACGTTTGCTTACTAAATTCAGTTTGACCATATTCAAAACAAACCTCAATGCACAAATTCTTTCCGGTGCTGATTGGGCGTCGATAGACCGCCGTTTAAATCACTTTGCCAAAAACAGGAACAATGACGGAGTGCTCCTTATCGACAAAGAAGAAGAAGAAGTAGATGTAAAGATTACAGCTTTATCGGGTGTGCGTGAAATCGTATCGCAGGCGATGGAGTTTGTGGCGGCAATGTTTCAGGAGCCAGCAACTAAATTGTGGGGCATTGCGCCGCAGGGTATGAACGCTACTGGAGAAAGCGACCTTGAAAACCATTACAAGCACATCAGCAGCCAGCAGGAAAGGCAGCTTAGAAAGCCGCTTGAACGGTTGGTAAAGATACTGCAACTCATTGAATACGGCGAAATTGATGAAAGTATCGGCGTCGAATTTAACCCACTCTCTGAAAAGAGCGAGGAAGTAATGGCTACACTTCGACGCACTCAAGCCGAAACTGATAACCTCTATATAGCTATGGGAGCATTGGCACCAGAGGAAGTACGCGAGGAGCTTAAAACGCGTGATAATAGCCCTTACAACCATTTTATGGCTAACTTTGATGTAGAAGATACAGAAGAACCAAGCGCAGACTATAGCGAGATGATAGAGCTGTTAAAAAACGTCACGCCGCCAGAGAATAGCAGTCAGGGGTGAGTAAATGGCCAGACGCAGAAGGACCAGACGAGGGCAGACCTTCCTGCCGCCACACGTCTTTAATGCAGGCATACAGCAAAGCTATGCCCGCGAGATACGCCGCATTATCCGCCCCATGATGAAAACAGCTATCCCCTATGTCTTGAAGAATTACAAGAAGTTTCTCAAGGGCGACCAGCTGGCGTATGATATCACCATTGAGGGGCAAGAGGTAAACCTTGACGAGCTTCTGGCGGTACTGCGGCGGAAATTCCACCAGTACATTATGGACTTCAATCGGGAGCGGGCAGAACGGGCGGCTGTACGCTTTATCAACAAGATTGATAAAACCAACAGGGCGGCTTTAATGGCGGAACTAAAAAGGGTAGGCGTGGCGATTAAATTCACGGTAACACCAGCTTATGAACGCATACTAGAAGAAGCTGCCGAACGGAATGTAAACCTTATTAGGACTATTGCCCCGTCATTTTTCGATAAAATCATCAAAAGCGTGTATGAAAGCGCCAAACGTGGCCGGGATATGGCAAGCCTTTATCAAACGCTGCTAGACATTGAAGGTGTTACAGAGCGTAAGGCGCAGCTGATTGCAATGGACCAGACGAACAAGGCCACGCAGGAGCTAGAACTTGCCCAATCCCGGGAGCTGGGTATAAAAACTGGCACATGGGTACATATTCCGGGCGAGAAAACGAGCCGTAAATCACATGAGGAGATGGACGGCAAAGAATTCGACTTGGACGAGGGATTGTTTGACTATGAGGTAGGCAAAAAAGTGAAACCGGGCGAGCTTCCCTACTGCCGCTGCACTTACAGACCAAACATCAGCGAACTGCTCGAAACCTAGTAAATACGTACTACAGGACTTTGAATATACACTTTTCTGCTATAATAAGGGAGAAAAGTATTGAATTTACACGTACTGTAGCAGAAAGCAAATGTAGATTTGAGGTAGACCCACCCCCCGGGGATAGGATTTACACCGTTTAAACTGTGTGCATAATTTGCGGATAAAATGCCGTGAAAAGCCGTACAAATACCTCAAAATTATTCATGCAAGTTAAGAGGTGATAAAGTGGAAAAAGATAACAATTTGACCTTCGACGCTGCCCCGTCAGCCCGAAGGATAGATGATAACGGATATCTGCACGTATCAGCCTGCCCGATATCCAAAGCCTGTATCAATCCTTATTATGGCCGGGAGATACCCGGAGCCGCCGAACTGGGACTTAACCCCACGGGGATATACTACGGATACCGTGACCCGGACGAGCTAGCCAAAGCGGCCGAGACTTTCAACGGCCTGCCGCTGCTGCTTGAACACCACTTTGACAGCGCAGACGAGCCGCAGAAAGAGCACCGTGTAGGAGCTACCGGGACAGACACCACGTTTGACGCTCCGTATTTGCGAAACACAATATCAGTGCAGGACGCTGACGCGATTGGAAAAATCGAGCGTGGAGAGTTCAAGGAGCTTTCATGCAGCTACCGTTACACGCCTGACTTCACACCGGGCGAGGTTGACGGCGTAGCGTATGACTTTATAATGAGAGATATCAAGGGTAACCACGTTGCCCTTGTGCCACGTGGCCGAGCTGGTTCCGACGTGGCTGTTGCCGATAGTATGCCCGCTGGGCTAGCTATAAACAATACCCCGAAAGGAGAGTTAAAAGAAATGGCAAAATTTAGAATTACCGAGCCAGTGCAGCGCTTTAAACAACGCCGCGCAAAAGCTTTGCACTCTGTTCTTGCAGCTGACGCTGATTTAGGAATTGAAAAGAGTGAGACCGAATTGGGCAACTTACTCAAAGCAATTCAAGTGGTCGAAGCGCAAGTAGAGGGCGGATATTCTCCCCGCGATGTTGGTGTTGATATCGACGAAAACGCAACCGTTGACGAAATCACTGACAAGCTTTTCCCCGGCTTGGAAGCTGCCGCTAAAGACAAAATCCGTGCTTTCCTGCTTAGCTTGAAAGGCACCAAAGCAGAGGACGAAGCCGCCGAAGCTGTAACCAAACCAGCCGCCAAAGACGATGAAGGCAAAATGACCTTTGCAGAAGGCGTCAAATATGGTGAAGAACTGGAAAAGAAACCCGGCGAACGCGAAAAGCTGGATAAAGAACATGAAAGCGAAGACATGAAAAAAGCCTTAGGAGAAGACGACGAACTTTCTGAAAAAATGAAAGACCCTGCTTTCAAAGCAGCGTTTGAAATGGGCGTTAAATACGGCGAGAAACGCGAAAAAGCTGACCCGAAACGTATCGACCGCGACCACGAACGCGAGGGCGAAGAAAAATACTTGGCCGAAGACGCACTGCCTAGCATTTTGGCGGCAGAACGTAAAAAAATTGAAGCAAGTTTCCGCGAACGCAATGCTGCCGCTGAAACCTGTCAAGCATTCTTAGGCCGCAAAGTCGACCCGCTGGCTTATGACAGCGCAGATGATATCTACGCCGCTGCACTCAAAGCAGAAGGCTTCAATGTTTCCGAGTATTCGCCTACCGCCTATAAAGGAATGGTTGACGCACTGCGCAGAAGCAAACAAACTGAAAAATGGGGCGCTGGCCGCGTTGCTATGGATTCCGCAGTCTCCGTACCGGACTATTTGCAAGGCTTAAATAAAATCAGCGTTCGATAAGAAAGGAGCGTAAAAAAATGGCGTTTCAGAAAACTGTAAACACTTACCCCGGAATTGGTATTCCGGGCGCATATGCAGCAATTAACCCTATCGTATCTACCGCCAAAGGCTATGTTGCTAGCGCTGCATGCAACATCGGCGGCTTCGTATGGGCTGACGCAGGTAAAGAAGGCTGCGTTAAACCTACCGGCACTGGCCGCCCTCTGGGCTTTGCAGTGCGCGAAATTACCAACCCGCTTGGAATTGACGTAGAAGCTTCTAATGTTGTTCCCGTTGGTTATCCTGTATCTGTAGAGGTAAAAGGCGATTTCTTTGCTGTCACCACTACTACCGCAACTGTCGGCCAGAAAGTTTTTGCCGTACTGGCAGACGGTACTATCAAAACCGGAGCTGCACAAGCAACCGTTGAAGGTGCCGTAGAAACTGACTTTGAAGTAATTCAAGCCGGTTCTGCTAACGACGTAATCATCATCTCAAACTGGCGTGGGGCTGTTGTTCCTGCTACCGCCGGGGCCTAATGGCCTGTAAGTACAAAAAAGAAAGGGGAACAGTAAAATGCCAATGAACATTGACCAACAAGTAGCACTTATGCGCGAAAAAGGTTTCGTTTTTGACGACCACTATAAAATTCGTGGCATTATGGCTAACGACGCCGACATTGAGCGTTTGGCTTATGACGCCGCAATGGTAACCGAACCGAACAGCGGTGTACCTGTAGAATTTACATCTTATATTGACCCGCGTGTTATTGAGATTCTGACCGGGCCTCGCAACTCCCGCGAGATTTTCGCAGAGGTTAAAAAAGGCGACTGGACTACATCTTATGCACGTTTTGAAGTCGACGAAATTACCGGAGCTGTAGAAGCTTACACCGACTACGGCAATGCTGGAATGGCTGACGTCAATCCGACCTATCCGGTCCGTCAACAATACGTATTTCAAACTAACATCCGCTATGGCGACCGTGAACTAGACTATGCAGCTAAAGCACGTTTGCAATTAGCAGCACGTAAACAACGCGCCGCAGCTACCACTATCGACATTGCTCAAAACAAATACAATTTGCTGGGCGTCGAAAACATGGAAATCTACGGCCTGCTGAACGAGCCTAACCGTCCGGCTGCTATCACTCCGGGAACTGGTGAAGGCGGTAACACTTGGAAGCTCAAAACTACTAAAGAAATTTACGCAGACTATCTGCTGTTGTTCCAGAACTTGGCTAAAAACTCTATGGGCCACATCCGCAACGACAGCGATTTGATTTTCGTAACTTCTCCTTCCGCTGCTGTTGAGCTGGGTAAAGCAACTGACTTCAACGTATCTGTTATGGACATGATTAAACGCTATACCCCGAACATCAAATTTGCTCAACTGCCGGAACTGGAAAACTCCTCTAGCAGCACTGTGCTTCTCATTTGCCGTAGCATTAACGGCGAGCCTACAGGTGAATTCGGTTTCTCCGAAAAAATGCTCGCAATGCGCTTAGTGCCTGAAACTTCTAGCTTCAAACAGAAATTTGTCGGCACTTCCTACGGCTGCATTTTATACAGACCGTTTGCCGTTGCTACAATGACTGGTGTATAATTTAGGGTAAAGGGAGATAAGAAAAATGGCGAGACTGACGAAGAAAAAAACCGAAGCTGCGCAAGCAGCAGAAGTAGCTACCGAAAACAAAGAAACCTTAGCAGCAGAAGCGGCGGCAGAGGTCGCCGCCGAAGCTGTGAAAGCCACGGAAGAAGCAGCAGAGCCTACACCGTATGAAGCGGCGCTTAAAGAAGCCGAAAAGCAGGCGGAAGAAGCAGCCAAGGCAGCGGAAAAAAAGAAGGTCAAAGCGCAGTCTATCAATAGCGCTAACCGCGCTGTTATTGATACCTCTGACACTGTGACCTTATGCCTTAACTATCCGCAGGACTTAGAACTTGCTATCCCGACTTCTAAAGGCACTATTGAACGCATTATCCTTCGCGGGAACAATACCCACTTACGGGGCAAGGAAAAGGGCATTAACCCTGTCGGCGCCTACGGCGTAACTCCTAACGTCCCCCGTGCAGCTTGGGAATGGTTCTGCAAAAACTATCCGGAATTTTGGCTAATCAAAGAACATTTGCTGTTCTGCGCTACTAAAGACGACAAGTATAGCGTCGAAGCAGAAACAGACGAGCGTAAGGCGCTTAGAAATGGCTTTGAGCCTGCCGCCAAAATGGCAGGGCCAGAGGGCAGAGAAGGTTCAGTTACCCCGGTAGAATAGGGGGGACTAACTATGTCTAGAGAAGACAACATTGTTGAGTTCGACCTCGAAGACTTTAAAGCAAAGTATCCGTTTATCACTTTGCCGGACGCGCAAATTGAAAACAATTTCAACACCGCCACTTATTTAATCAACAATGGTCCCGCTTCAGCAGTCCAAGACTACGTCGAGCGGGCAAAGCTCCTTGAACTGATGACCTGTCATTTATCCGAATTGCAAATGCGCGGCCCGCTGGCAGTAGGCAACGTGGCAAGTGCGACGGAAGGCAAAGTTTCCGTTTCGTATGCCGTGCTGGCGAAACCAAACTGGTACACGCAGACGCAATGCGGCTTCCTTCTTTGGCAGCTTATGCAAAAATATATCAGCGGGGGCCGTTGGTACAATGGGCTTTCATGTTGAGCTAAAGGCGGGCGGCGGTAGCGGGGAATTGCTGGGCAACTTTAAAAGAGTTGTCGGCCAGCTGGCAAAGCAAAACCCGCAGCTAGAAATAGGCTTTCCAGAGGGGTCAACGTACCCGGACGGGAAAAGTGTAGCGTATATCGCCTACATTCAAAATGTAGGCCTTGGCGGCGTTCCTGAACGGCCTTTTATGCAAAAGACCGTCGAGGAAAAAAGTAAGGACTGGCTGGGCTTCCTTGAAAGAATTTTCAAGGGGCACATCATCGAACAAGACATATATGTTCGAGCCTTGCGGGCACTTGGACCGTCAGCGCGTACCGATTTGCAAATGACTATTCGCAACTGGCCGCCGGGAGAGCCACGGCTTAACAAGCCTGCTACGATAGCGGCTAAACGGCGGAAGATGAAGAACGGGAAGTCTTTAGGGGTAAGTAACCCGGAACGGGCACTTATTGATACTTCGACAATGATTAATGCTGTTAGCTGGCAGATTGCCAACGAAAAATAAAGGGGAGACTAGCAGATGTTAGGGATGAATTTACATGCTATAGTGAGAGGGTCGATAACGTCGGTACACCCGGATGAAACAGTTACTCTTTATCAGTCTGACGGGCAGGCTGTGGCGTATGGGAGAGTGACGCCGTACTATAAAGAGCCAATCACGATTGCAGCGCAGATTCAGCCGAACGCTGAAAACTCCCTTGACCATAGCGAAAACGTGCCCGATATGCCGCATACAGAGCAGATGTTTGTTGACAGTAGTCAACCGTTGCCCGTAGACGGTATATCGCGGGTGCCGCTATGTAGGACAGGTGATATCATCCAGCGCGAAGATGGGACCTACTGGCACATCTCCAAAGTGCTTGAAGACTGGTCAGCTCATGCAGGGTGGGCGAATTTTGAAATCACCCAACTTGTGACGCCGCCGGTACTACAGACACGGCCAGCGCCGGAGCCAGAGCCTGACCCGGAAGAACCCGACGAAGGCGAGGGAAACTAAATGCCTGTATCTGATGTAGAAAAAAAAATAAACGTCGCAGTTACCGAGTTTCTGTTAAAGTACATGCGGCCGACGCTTGACCCGCAGCGCGTGTTTGAGGGTAACCAGAGCAACATGGCGCTACCCGGCGATGAACGGGAGCACACATTGTTTTACTTGAGCCAGACGCGCCGTATAGGGACAAACACAGGTGAAAGCCAAGTTACCCCGGAAGGTAATGTTATCACGGCCACTTTACGGGAATACGTTGTAACTGTTGATTTTTGCGACACCGATATCGACCGTTCACGGAGCAGGGCCGAAGGACTAGAAACCTTGAGCCGTAGCGCCTATGCGGCCGATTTTTTTCATAATAACTATGACATTGGCCTGCTGTACGCTGAAAACATGGTGTATCTGCCTTACGTAGACGACACTAATCAGTTTATCAACCGCTTCCAAGTCAAACTGCACCTGTCTATGTGGTCAACATATTCTATCGAAGTCGAATACTTCGAGCGGGCAAGTGTGACAAGGCTGGAAAATGTTGACGTACATCACCCGCCAACAAACTAATTAAAGGGGGTATCTAAAAAATGGCTATTCCTGCAAGTAGACTTGTAAACATCACGCCAAGAGTTATTTCATCTGGTTCCACAGAGTTAGAACTTGCTGGCGTTCTGCTTACTAAAAACGCTATCATGCCATATCCGCTGCTTATGGGCTTTACTGGCCAGCAGGCAGTAGGCGAATACTTCGGCTATGACAGCGACGAGTATCGTCTTGCGGTTATTTACTTCTTAGGCTTCACGAACAGCAGCAAGAAACCTAACACGCTTTATTTCTTCCGCCGTGCGGATAAAGCTATCGCAGGCGCCTTAATAGGCAGCCAAGCACTGGGAGTAACCGACCTGAAAAAAATCACAGAGGGCGGATTTACTATCTCTGTGGACGGTACGCCGGTTACTGTTACCGACCTGAATTTATCCACCGCCAAAACTCAAAGCGATATCGCAGGTTTGATTCAGGCAAAGGTAACCGGCACAACGGTTACTTTCAACACCAACCAGAAAAACTATCGCATCGTCTCTAACACTACGGGGAACGATTCCAGCGTGACCTATGCGACCGATGGAAGCAACGTAGAAGCTTTGGGAACAGACGTAGCCACTGCTTTAGGCCTTACTGCCGCTGCTGGTGCTGTGGTAAGTCAAGGTACTGCGGCAATGACACCTACCCAAACTATGAATGCTGCGATTAAACAGTCTGAAAACTGGGTAAGCTTCACCACTGTATACCAAGCAAGCACAGCAGAAGCCTTAGAACTGGCAGCGTGGAGCAACAGCAATTTGAACAAGTTCCTTTACTGTGCATATAGCATGGACGCTGGGCAAGTAGCTGGCGGTGATTCTTCCTTGCCCGGCCAGCTGGCGTTCAACGACTATGAGGGAACTATTAATACCTACGATAACGGCGAGGTATCTGTGTTCGTTATGAGCTGCGCGGCTTCTATCGACTGGAACCGTGAACAGGGTGCTATCTCTTGGGCGTTCAAGACACAGAGCGGACTTGCTCCGACCTGCACCGATGACCAGACACAGGCAAGCCTGCTGGACAACAAAGTCAACTTCTACGGCCGCTATGCGTCCAGAAGTGAGCAGTTCAACATCTTCTACGATGGCGCTATGAGTGGCGGCAGCTATGGCTTCGTTGATGTTTACATCAATATGATTTGGCTGCAAAACGTTATGCAGACTGCCTGCCTGAACGGTATGCAGCAAACTCAACGCCTGCCGTATGTAGACCGTGGCTATACCATGATTAAAGCATGGCTGACAGACCCGATTAACAGGGCGCTCACAAATGGCGTTATCGACCCCGGTGTTAAACTGTCCGAAGCGCAAAAAGCGCAGCTGTACCAAGAAGCTGGCGAGGACATCAGCACCGAGCTGTATACTAATGGTTTTGTCATTAGGGTAACTGACCCGGCGCCGGAAGTAAGGGCAACCAGAGGAACGCCAAACATTTCTGTATGGTACACCTACGGCGGCAGCGTCAATAAAATTGAATTCCCGCTTACAGCGGTAGTATAAAGGGGGAAACTAGACTATGAGCAGCAACATCACATCTGCTAACGCTACGGCGGTTATGATTATTAATGACCTTTTCCCCGTCGGCTTTGCTGTTGAGGGATTCGCCACCGACCAAGCAATCAACCAAGACGAGGAAACTCTGGCCGTTACCAGAATGGGCGTCGATGGCAAGTTGAGCGCTGGTTACACTCCGTCTAAAAAGACGGTGCATATCACTATTGAACCGTCTAGCCCGTCACTGCCGTATTTTCAAGCGCTGATTGCAGCGTCTGAAAATCAAATGACACCCTTCGAGGTCAGTTTGATTATCAACATTAAATCAATGCCCAAGACATACACCTATGTCAATGGATATCTGACCACGGCAAAGAGACTGCCGGACTTGAAACAGGTATTAGACCCTGTAACATTCGCTTTTGATTTTGAAAAATGTATCTAACGGAGCTATAAGGGAGAAGAAAAATGAGAAAAACAATTACTGTTATGGTGAGAGATGAAAGACAAGGGCGCGACCTTCAATTTGAGATTACGCAATTTTCCGCCAAGAAGCAAGAGCGCTGGCTTATGCGGGCATTATCCCTCTTGCTTCACGGCGGCTTTGCTACTTCTATCAACGTCCCCGACGGGAAACCTATCACCGAATTAAAACTAGAAGACTTAGACTTTGGCAGTATAATTACATCACTTGGAAAGCTTGACGTAGACGACGCGGAAAAAGTGCTTGACGATTTGCTCGCCTGCTGCTCCTATGTGCCGACAAGCGGCGTCAAAACACCCTGCACACCCGAACTGGTAGACGGATTTATTGAAGACTTCCGGGTACTGTGGAAGCTGCGCGTTGAAGCGTTTAAATTAAATTTTGATTTTTTTCTAGCCGCCGGCCAGTCTCCGACGAATACGACGGGCAAGCCGGCAGATATAGTTTTCTCAAAAAATACGTAAACGTATCTAACATGACCGCGCTGGTGATATCACAGCGCTTTGCGACCCTCAAAGAGCTTGAAACCTACTACAGCTATGAGGACCTGCTGGACATGTGCGAGATAATCTATATCAACAACATTAACGAGAACCTGATGTACAAGGACATGGAGAAAAAAGCCAAGTCCAAGAATTGAAGTAAAGGCGGTATACTATGGCTAATATAATTGATTCGCTGCTGATAGCCGTCAAAATGGATAATACTGACCTAGATAAAGGACTAAAGCAGGCCGAGGGCAAAGTCAGAAGCTTTGCCGACCGGATAAAGTTAGGCGCGATTGCAAAACTGGGAGCCTTTGCTTCCGTTGGTTTTGTAATGTCGCAGGTTAAAAACCTGACGGCCGTTGCGGATGAACTTGGCAAGATAGCTGACCGCATAGGCGCAGACGTGCCGAAGCTGCAATCATGGGCCACGGCGTCTAAACTTGCTGGCGGCAGCGTTGAGGCGTTCTATGGCACGGCCGAACGATTAGGCAGTGAGTTACAAAGAATTGCCGTGACCGGAAAGAGCCGTCTGCTGCCTTTTTTTGAAAGCATGGGCGTTGCTACCCTTGACGCCACCGGGAAAGCCCGTGACGTGTTCGACGTATTGACCGACGTCGCCGGAGCTGTCGAGGGCATGGACAGGCAAACCTCTGCCGGTATATTAAAACGCTTGCAGCTGGATGAGGGCACTATAGGCCTGTTACAAATGGGCAAAAAGGGAATGCAGGACCTCATTAGGTACGAGCGAGAACTTGGCGTATTTCAAAAAGAAGACACCGTTATTGCCGCCAACTATAATGACGCTATGGACAGACTTACCAGAACTATGAACATGTCTTTCCTGCCTGTAATGCGGCTGTTTGCGCCAGTTCTGACAGAAGCGGCCAAAGCAATGACTTCTGCCTTTGCCTTTATCCAGAAACACAGTCTTGCTTTTGAAATCGCGCTGGCCGGTATAGCACTGGTCATTGGCGCCTTAGTCCTGCCGTCTCTGTGGAGCTTGTTTGTAGCGATTATGACTAATCCTATAACGTGGATTATAGCCGCCATTGTCGGGCTTATCCTGATACTAGAGGATTTATACGTCTACGCCAAGGGCGGCAAGAGCCAGTTTGAGGACCTATGGAAGACGCTAGGCACGGGCGAGGAAGTAATGGCGGCTATTCAAGGCGCATGGGACTTCTTGAAGGCTGCTGCTCAAATAGCTTGGGAAATTCTGAAATATATCCTTAAAGATTTAGGTATAAGAGTTTTAGAGTTACTGCGTTTTATAGCCATGCTGGGCGTGGGAGCGATGAATGTGTTTAAAGCCATAGGCGGTTTTATCAACGACTACTTTATTACGCCGCTTGAAAACGCCTGGAACACTCTGAAAAAGATTATTGATAACTTGCCCTCTCTGGACGGCGTTAAAGACTTTCTTGGCGGCCGATATGAGCAGTTCTTTACACCTATCACGCCGCAGCTGGCAGGTGCCGGAGCTGGCGGCAGTAAGACGCTTGAAATCGGCAAGATTGATATTCACACCCAAGCAACCAACGCAGACGGCATAGCCGCCGACATTGGCAAAGGCATTAATAAAAACAGCGGTCTGTACTGGGGTACTGCTACCGGGACAAGGGGGAACGACTAATGACAGTTAAGATACTTGACTTTCTAAAAAACGAATGGTCAAACTGGCTGCTTGCGGATACCCGCGGTACTACCTTAACTGACTTTTCGTCCTTTCTTGGCTGGCGGCTTAAAGGCGACAGCAATGTTACCTATGACCCCGTAGAAAAAGGCTATTTTGTCGCTTACAACAAAACAATAATGCCCTTTGAAGGCACGGTTACGCTGGCCAAGTCCAGCAAAAGCCCTGCCGACTTGCAGAAGGTGCTTGACACGCTGGAAGCTTTGCGGACCAGTACAGAGACGTTTTCAATCGTCACGCCGCTGCGCGAATACAAAAACCTGAACTTGTTGAGTTATGAGTATAAATTTGAAGAAAACGGCGCTACAAGCCAGCTTATCGTAGACCTTGCTTTAATTGAAGTCCGCGAGGTTGAAAGCAGCTACTCTGATGTTGTGGTAAGCTCCGGGGGCGGTGCGATTACTACCAGCGACGCCGAAAATCCTAGTGACACGTCGACGCAGAACACGGGCAGCAAGAACACCGAAGAAGGTAACGACGAGCTAACAAGTACGCTTTATGACATTGGGGCTATTGTAAAATCATGGTAAGGCGGTGAAGATATGGCGCTTAATTCTAATCCTGATAACAGCAGATACAAGGTTATCCCGCTTTCTGCCATACCTGACCAGAAGTTCAGCGTTACTCTTGGCGGCCAGATATGTCAAATACGGCTGTACTGGCGTTATGGGTGGCTGTTTGCCGATATTGATGTTGGTACTGATATAGTCTGCCGTGGCGCTATATGTATGAGTAGCCAGTGGATTATACAACAGCCAAAAGTAAATTTCAGCGGCAATCTGATGTTTGTCGACACAGACGGCCATAACAGCCAAATTGAGCTGGAAAAGATAGGTACACGCTACAAGCTGGTTTACGTATTAGAAAGTGAGATTGCATAAAATGGGCAGCTTTACGCAAAAATCAATCAGGACAACAATCACGCTTCGGCAGGGGACGTTTGCAGGCGGTAACAACACTATCACCATTGAGGGACTGGCCACCGGGGCGACGATTGTTAAACCGGGCGGCGACGACAAAACGACGCTTGATTTATGGATAGCAGGGCTGCCGCCGGACATTATGGCCAGTGCCACTACTTTAGGCTTTATGCCACAGCAGTCACAGAAGAATTTAATTCTTGTCGAAGTCGGCCCCAACGGCGGGAATATGGTCAAATGCTTTGAAGGCGAGTTTACACTTGCATGGGCGGACTACACAGGCACTCCTGATGTCAAGTTTCGCGTCAGTGCGGCCAGCGGAATTTACGCCGCCCTGCTGCCTTCTAAACCGACAGGGATAAAGGGACGGGCAGACGTTACATCGCTGTTCCAGCAGTTCGCCACAGAGGCCGAGTATGTTTATCAAAATCAAGGCGTATCCGGCCAGATATCGAATACCACGATAAACGGCAGTCCCGTTCAGAAGATATACAAGCTGGCCAGAATGATTGACTGCGAAGTGTTTATAGAAAACGGCACAGTTACAACCATTCCGAGCGGGGCAAACAAGACGGGCAACGCCGTTATCATCTCTGCCGAAACCGGCGGCCGCGGCTACCCGTCTTTTACGCAGGACGGCTTAGAGTGGTCGTCTATATTTGATAATAATATCGACATTGGCGGCCTGATAGACGTGCGCAGCGAGGTCCCCAAAGCATCGGGAATTTGGAAGGTAACGAAGGTTACTCACAACCTCGAAGCCTATACCAGCTCAACAGCGGCATGGAACAGCACTTTTTCGGCCGTATTTGTGCAGAACAATCAGTATAGCTAGAGAGGTGAGGAGACATGCCAACTACGCCAGTTAAGCAGCAGCGTAACCCGACCGCTGTACAATCGACCCGGACGCCGTATTCCGGAAATTCAGAATATAACCAGCTGGATTACTTTATTCGGTCGTTTATGGGCGGCAACCTTTACACGGCACTCCCGGTTATTGTAAAGGCCGTTGAGGCGGGCGGAATTGCCCCCACAGGGCGAGTTGATGTCTTGCCCTTAACTTGTTCTATGGACGCAGAGAACAACGTCATACAGCCAGCGCAGATGTACAGCCTGCCATATCTGCG